ATCCCTTATTGATTAAGGCTTTTTGTTTTGCGTTTATCATAGCTTGATCCTTTCTTTGCTTGCTATGTTGGCGTTATTGCCATTTAAACAGCCTTACAAGGCCATTTAAAAGGCAAGGCCGCATGAAACGGCCTGGCCAGTTAAGTTTACACTATATCAGCAAATACACGCTTTTCGTGTTCATATCTGCCTTCATTTATGACTTGTTCTGCCTTGTCTATTGATAGTTGATAATGATCCGCAAAGGCCTGAACCGTCAGAAAGTTATTAAACCAATCTAAATACATATTGATCATGTTGTCTTTTGTGAGTGTCATTAGTTTGATCCTTTTGTTTGCTGATTAATATTCTGACTCAAGATATTCTTTTAACTCTTGATCTTCACGACTGATCAACATGGCTTGCACGTTGTCGTCATCTAATACTAGATCGGGATCTAGTGTTAGCTCACTGCATAAAGCAATAAATTCAAATTTGGTCATAGCTTGATCCTTTCTGTCTGCTATTTGATTTTTAAGCTTGTCATAATCATAGGTAGCCAAAAAGTGACAAGGCCAGTAATACCTAACAAGATTGTTAGGAATGGATTGGGCATGACTTGAGTTAACATATCGAGTAATGCTGCTAACATCATAACCACGCCTAGCATCATAAATAAGATTGTGTCTTTATTGTCCATTGTTTTGATCCTTATGCTGAGAGAATATCTGCTAGTTTTGTATAAGTAACAAAGCGATGTTTATATTCTTTTTGCTTTGCGTAATCGGCCTTAATAAGTAAGGCAGTAACAACGCCATATTTTTTGATTGCTGAATTAGGCAGTACAGCATAATCCCATGCTGATCCCTTTAATGAGATAGTAGTGACATTCTGGCGTTGTTTAACTGTGATAACTGGTTTATTCATTGTTTTGATCCTCAATATTTGTTTGCTATACTCTTAACATATGAACATCGTGCAGGATTGTCAACCCCTAAAATATATGATATAAATATTGCATACATTGATCAGCAAACATTGCCATCAATGCTAGGCAAACATTACCCACATTATTAGACAGACATTGCAGCTGGATCAGTCAGATTTATTTTTGATTGATTGTGGTGGGATTTTATATGTCTGATCACACTCAGCACACAATGCTTTGCGCGGCAATGCCTAGGCAGATCTGCATAACTGATCATTGCATGGCGGGGGCCATATTACAAAGGTATGCGCACCCATGCCGACTGCTGCATTGTATATATGTTAATTACTACATTTACACACACAGTCTGAATGACTATGTTGAGGCATGGCAAAGCTTACAAAGACAAGGATTGATGACTTAGTTGGCATGATTATGGAAGGTCATAGTCTTGCTCGTTCTTGTACTGAGTTGAGTATAAGTAGGCGTAACATTTACAGCCGTATGGGCAAGGATGCTGAGTTAGAGCGTAGGATCAGAACGGCCCAGCAGCAGAGTGCTGAGAAGGCTGTTGAAGAGTTGGATGAGTTATACCAGCAGAGGTTGAGGGGTGAGAAAGATTATGACCCTAATGTGCTGAGGGATTATGCTACCCATGTTAGATGGAAGGTTGGGAAGTTGTTGCCCGACAGGTACGGTGAGCAGAAGAACAGGGCTGGTGTTGAGATAGGTGATGGCACTGTTCGGATAGTCTGGGAAACAGATGCAAGTTAAGATACCTTACAAGCCTAGAGTATTACAGGCTGAGATGCATGAGAGTTTGAAACGTTGGAATGTGCTTGTGATGCACAGGCGTTTCGGTAAGACGGTCTGGGCTGTAAATCATTTAATCAGACATTGTTTGACTTGCGAGTTACCAAGGCCGAGGGTTGCTTTTGTAGCCCCTACCTTTACACAGGCCAAGAGAATAGCTTGGGATTATGTCAAGTATTACGCCAGTGTTATACCAGGTGTCACTTTCAATGAGACAGAACTGCGTGTGGACTTTCCGAATGGGGGGCGGTTGATGTTGTTGTCGGCTGAGAATCCTGACAGCTTGCGTGGTATTTATCTAGACCTGTGTGTATTTGATGAGTTTGGGATGCAGAACCCTAGAGTATGGGGGGAGGTGGTGAGGCCAGCCCTGTCAGATAGAGAGGGTGCGGCTGTATTTCTAGGAACGCCAGCAGGACATAATCATTTTTATGATTTGCTGGAGACTGCCAAGAATGAAACACAGAATGGCTCTGACCAGTGGTATTGGAAGATCGTAAAGGCATCTGAAAGCAATCTTGTAAAAGAAGAAGAGTTAGAGGCTGCCAGCAATCAAATGACGCTTGAGCAGTATGAGCAAGAGTATGAGTGTTCGTTTACAGCAGCTATCATTGGTGCATACTATGGGCGGTTGCTGACAGAGGCAGAAGATAACGGCAGAGTAACAAGAGTGCCGTATGATCCTGCATACCCTGTACATACCGCATGGGATCTGGGTATAAATGATAGCACAGCTATTTGGTTTGCACAGATATTTAGAAGTGGAGCAGTAAATGTCATTGATTATTACGAAAGCTCTGGAGTGGGCCTCGAACACTACGCAGAGATTTTGCGGCAAAAAGACTACCACTGGGGAGACCATCTCGCCCCCCACGACATCGAAGTCAGGGAACTCGGTACGGGCAAAAGCCGCCTCGAAACAGCGTTCAGCCTCGGCATCAGGTTCAAAGTCATCCCGAAAATGAAAGTTGCTGACGGTATCAATGCAGCACGTTTATTGATACCCAAGTGTCATTTTGACCGTGACAGATGCGCTGAAGGCGTGGAAATGCTCAAGCAATATAGGCAAGAGTGGGATGAACGTAAAAAAATATTTAGGGATCATCCAAGGCATGATTTTACAAGCCATGCTGCGGATGCGTTTAGGTATCTGGCTGTTGGGTTGGAGAATAGACAAAGTTATACTAAGCCCCCTCAACAAGTCGCAGTTAATGAGTATAATCCGTTTACTTTGTAAAAAGTTGAAAAGATGATAGTATGGCATCAAACAAGGAGATACAGCCATGTCATTCCTAAGACCCAAGACAGTCACACCGCCACCACCACCACCACCGCCCCCACCACCTATGGAAATGGGAAGAGAAGACACAGTTCGTGCAGAGGCTATGGCAGATGAGGCGGTGAGAACACAACGCAGAAGAAGAGGGCGTAGATCAACTATCGTTGCTGGCGGTTTGGTAGAAGGCGAAGGATCTCCTTCATACGGTGGCACTCCAACCATACTGGGATAGGTTATGGACAAAAATTTTACCAAGGCTCTTGTTAGAAGATACGAACACGTAAAAACACAGAGAGATAACTGGAACAGCCACTATCAGGAGTTGGCTGACTATATGCTTCCCAGAAAAGCTGACGTTGTTAAAAGTCGTTCCAAGGGCGATAAGCGCATGGAACTTATCTTTGACAGCACAGCGTTACAAGCCGTAGACCTGTTGTCATCTAGCTTACACGGTATGTTGACCAGTGGGGCTATGCCTTGGTTTCACCTTGACCTTAAAGAAGAAAATTTAGGCAGGGATGATGATGTAAAAGAATGGCTGCAAGATACCAGTATGCGTATGATGAGAGCCTTCAATCAGTCAAACTTTGGTACTGAAGTGCATGAGATGTATGTTGACCTTGTTGTGTTTGGCACAGGTTGTATGTTTGTTGAGATGGAAGAAGATGCTTTGCGTTTTAGCACAAGACATATTTCAGAGTTTTATGTACAGGAAAATCAGTTTGGCATAGTTGATACAGTATTCAGATCATACAAAAGCCCAGCACGACAAGTCGTGCAAAGGTTTGGGCAAGAGAATGTAACTGAATACATTATGAAAAAGTTTCAAGACAAACCCGATGAAGACATTGAGTTGCTTCATATTGTTATGCCTAGAGAGGATAGAGATTCAGAAAAGATAGACAATAAGAATATGCCTTTCGCATCTATTTACATAGATATGGAATCATCTTCTATGTTGTCAGAGAGTGGCTTTCAAGAGTTCCCTTACATTGTCCCACGGTTTCTAAAGGCAACAGGTGAGATAATGGGGCGTTCCCCTGCTATGGTGGCGTTGCCTGATGTAAAGATGTTAAATCTTATGTCTAAAACCATCATACAAGCTGCTCAGAAACAAATAGATCCCCCTCTACTTGTGCCTGATGACGGATTCCTCCTCCCGATCCGAACACAGCCAGGGGGATTGAACTTCTTCAGAAGTGGTACAAGAGATACCATCACACCGTTGAACACAGGCGCAAACATCCCTATCGGTTTGAATATGGAGCAACAGCGCAGAGAAGCAATTAGGTCAGCGTTTTATGTAGACCAGCTTCTTACAGGCGGTGGGCCAAACATGACTGCCACAGAAGTAGTGCAGCGTCAGCAAGAACAGATGAGAGTGATAGGCCCAGCCTTAGACCGTCTCAAAAATGAAATGCTACGTCCACTTATAGATCGTGTGTTCTCGCTAATGCTAAGAGC